GATCATACTTGCTAGATTACTAGGATTGTAGATTGTCAAGCCTGTTGAGTTAGTTCTGATTAGTTCTGCCTCATCAACTTGTATTCCAAGTTCAGTAGCAAGTTCAATACCCTCACTCAAATACCTGTATGCTTTTAAGCCAATCTTTAATTGGTCGCATTGTTTTTGAATTGTATCAATCCAAGTTTGATGTTTGGAAACTAAATTGCCTTTTGCAGTTCGCCAAGCCTCTAAATGTTCATACTCATTTTTAGTACAAGGTATTGCTCTTGACCTACAATAAGAAGTTCCAATGACATCAAGATAGTATGGCGCATTAAAAGTTTTAGTCATACCAATATCAGTTTCACTATTACCACTATACCCATTACTTGTATGACCTATTGCTTTTAAACACTCATCAACATATTTAGTTTTATGTGGATTGTCTTTGTTTTCATTTTGTTGTGCAAAGATATCTGGGTTGCAATCCATAGCTTTTAGTTCTTCTCTAAAATATGCAAGTGCAAACTTTTTGCCGTCATCACTTGAATACTCACTACCATTTAGATTGCCAAACAAACCAAAATCAAAGTGTGATTTAGTTTCTACTTGTTCGTTATCCTCATCAACATCTTCATTGTGCGAAAAATAAAAACATTTATCTTTTGCAACAACATCACAAGGATCGCCATATTTCTTTTTGAATTGTCTTAATACAGCAACATCTTCTGGTGGATATGCTCTCTCAACAATTTCTTTTGCAAATTGTTGCGCAATTACATATTCATCATTAACATTTTCTCTTGCTTGAAGATATGCCTCTCGTTCTTGCGTGTCCTCATTCTCAAAGACATTTTTTATTTTATTGAACAACTTGTTTCTTAACTCGGTGTTCATTCTTATTTTACTCATCTTGTTATCCTTTCTATTAGTTATTTGCATATGTGGGAATTTATACTAATCATTTTATTTGTCAAACAAAAAAAGAAAAAAATTTATTTTTTTTCTAGGGTGGGTGGGCCCGTAGTTAACAAGCTTATAAAAATTAATTACTTGTAATCATCCCATAAATACCTATATTAGTTTTAGAAAGGATAATATGGAAACAGAACAACTAAAAAGAATTGCAGATGCATTAGAAGAAGTTTTGCGTCTTGTAAAAGAAGACAAAGCAGAAACTAAAAAATATTTAGAAAAAGAGAAATCTTAATCTAAAAGATTATACCGGTCCTGGAAGATAGCCATTGGACCGGTACTGATCCCTGGACATTGGCACTGGATACAGTGTTAGGCCTGTCACCGCGGTTATTAAAATAAAGCACGCCGGCCTCAATCCAATGTCCTGGGATCAGTCATTAATGACTGTGGAGATAAAACACTATAACAAGGGGAAGCGTAATACCCAGTGGTTGACAATGTAACTATAGATCTCGCGTTACTGACCCTCGTAGCATAGTGACTGATCACTGATCCCTGATCCAATTGGACTTGTGCTGAGACTCAGTAAATATACGATAGTCCTCGTCTAGTTGGATCTGGGATCAGAACAGTAGCGTATCAAAAAAAGATGCTAAGTTAAGGTTTGTTATCATCATTCTTAACCTACTGTGCTGATCCCTGGTCTTATCAAGTAGATATACTTGTGCTGTCAATGGACCTTACAGCCGGTAAGACCTGGGATCAGTGGAGAGTAAGTTCAGCTATTGCTTAAGAACTGGTAAACTGATCATTATCCTTGAACCCCTGATTTGTGAGCGCAAGCTCACAAGCTGGGATGGTGGGTGGGTGGGCCCGTAGGTCACAAGCAGATAAAAAAAATAATTGTTGACAGGCAGCACCAGCCTGATAGTATGGGATTTTATAACAATTAATAGAAAGGATAATATGTCTAAAGAAAAAACAATCAAAGCGGAATTTTTACCAGGAGGCGCGAAGCGTCAAGAGTTACTGGACCAGGTACCAGAGTACCTGCTTAAGCCCGGAGCGGATCAGGCAACGAAGCACGCCTTCTGCATCGAGAAGCTTAAACTCACGGAGACTGAATACCTGGAGGCCCTGAACAAAGCAACCAATGGAGGACTAGTTGAAGCGGCGTGGAATTAAAGCCGGAGATTTGATGCCGTGGTTCCTGGAGGACCACGGCACGCTGCCGCAATGGTATCTTGACGATACGCAGAAATTTTTTGATTGGTTACAAGCTCATCAAAGGGAGCGTGGGAGGGTGGGCCCGAAGGCCACAAGCTCGCAAGCAAAAATAAAACTTGACAGCTAGCACTCAAGCTGTTATGGGATTTTAAAAGAAAGGATATTATGAATATAAAAGAAGCACAAGCAATAACTCACACACTGTCGAAGCCTGGCAAGATGCCCGGGTTCGCGTACAGTACACCTGCACACGAATGCAAGACTGGCACAAAGTTACGAGCTGTAGCTGGCAGCGTCTGCGCTAACTGTTATGCGTACGAGCGCGGCCGGTATAGATTTCAAAATGTAAAGGACGCACAATACAAAAGATTTGCAGCGCTCAAGCACCCGCTATGGGCACCTGCGATGGCGTTACAAATTAATTCTAAAAAGGTGAAGTACTTCCGCTGGCACGATTCAGGAGACGTACAAAACCTGGACCACCTTAACAAGATCTATGAAGTCTGCAGGCTGTCACCTGACGTGAAGCACTGGATGCCAACGCGCGAAGCGTGGGTAAAGGACCACCTGGCCAGCTGTCCGGATAACTTGATTATAAGATTAAGCGCACCGATGGTGGACCAGGCAGCCCCTGAAAGCTGGCCGCACACGTCAACGGTAGTTACCAGCGGCAGGACTTGCCCGGCCCCTGACCAGGGCAACCAGTGTAAAGACTGTCGAGCGTGTTGGGACAAGACAGTTAAAAATATTGCATACGGCGAACATTAGAACTATTCTAAACTATGTTAGTTTTTAAACACCCAAAGTATTATCAGGAGATGCGCAAGCGCGCGAAGCAATTCCAGAAGGCACAAGCGGACAAGCTCGCAAGCGAGCAAGCAGGTGGGCGGGTGGGCCCGAAGGACTCAAGCGCACAGGCTACAAGCGATCAGGCGTCAAGCGGTTCGCGAACCAACAAGCGCTGAATATGGTCCCAATCATTCATTGCGAGGGAAGGTGTTTCTCGATGGTCTACAAGCAGACCGTGGATCGCTTTACTCTCATAAAGTTTTACGTTCCCTTCAAGAGGCTCTTGAAGGAGGATAAAGTTCCGATTAGTCCTGGTTAAATGAAACATTTTTTGGTGGGGGCTGAAGCTTATCTTTGGGCCTCTAGCTATCTTCATTTCAACCATAAAAAAACCACAGTTATCATTATATCCCAATAGATCTGGCACACCGAAGGATGCCCAAGACTCCAGTCTTGTCCACTGGATTTTAGGTGTTTTCTTTTTAATTAACTTCCAAAATTTTGACTCTGGTTTCACCGGAATTCCTGCTTGATAACTACACTAAATTACGGTAAATTACAAGTATGACACAACCTAAAAGATTAACAGAACAACAACGTAAATTTGCAGAATTACTAGTTTATAATGAGGGTAAGATGTCTCCAGCAGAGGCTGCTTACGAAGCAGGCTACAAGACTAGAGCTAGAAAAGCTGCATCAGAGATGCGTAACCCAAAATACTTTCCTTTGGTTGTGAAATATATTGGCGAATTAAGGGCAGAAGTAAGGGAGAAATATGGCATAACTTTTGAGAAGCACGTAACCGAGCTGGCACAGATAAGGAATGAAGCATTAAAGAATAAGGCCTGGAGTGCTGCAGTAAATGCAGAGGTGGCCCGTGGTAAAGCCGGTGGACTTTACGTAGATCAAAAACTTGTGATGACAGGTAATATAGATAATTTATCTACAGATGAAATCAAAGACAAACTTAAAAAGATTCTTGATGATAACAAAGAGATTATAAATATTACGCCTGAAGATATCGAATTAGATAAACTAGAATTGCAAGAAGAATCCAACCTTGATTCCCATTCACAAAAGAATTAATTTTATTTAACAATTTTCTTGGTGACTTTTTTATTTGTGACCATTTGTTTGTTACTACTGTATACATTTCCATCATTTACTCCTTGTGGATTTGGACCACGTACGGGTGGTATTGCCTTCCATTTTACGTTAGGCATATTTTTAGTCAAGGTTTTATTTTTCATTTATTTTTTCCATTTTAACTATACACCCTTTTGGAAATACATTTCTATCACTAAATAATTCATCGTTCTGTTCGTAACTTGCAAACGTTCTAACATTCTTATTATCTTTGTTAAGTAAGTATGCGTGAGTAATCATTACTGAAGGCATAAAACCTTCTGCTGTATGTAAGTCTGCGTGCCCGGC